CCGGCACGGGCTCGAGCTGCCCGTCGCCCTCTCGCTGGCGCCCGAATCGGTCGACGGGTGGGGACAGCTGTGGGACGACTACTTGCGCCTGGCCCGCACCTGGGGGGACCGGGTGTGGGGCACCATCGAGCTCGACCAGGGCGGCGCCGCCAACAAGCGCAAGACCCGGGCCCGCCTCGAAGACCTGGGCCTGGCCCCGATCCCGGTCTACCACCCGTTAGCAGACGGGTGGGACTACTTCGACGAGCTCGCCGAAAACTACGACCGGATGTGTCTCGGCAACATCGTCCAGGCCGACGCCGGGCTGCGGCTGGCGCTGCTGTGGACCGTCGAGGAACGCCGGCGGGCCTACCCCGGGCTGTGGATCCACCTGCTGGGGCTCACGCCGTCGCCGTGGTGCCATGCGTTCACCGTCGACAGCGCCGACTCGTCGACGTGGCTGTCGCCGGCCCGCTGGGGTGATTACACCGAGCGGGCCATGCTCGACCCGCTCGCCGAGCTCGGCCCCCGCTACCGGTCGCAGCGCGGCGTGGAGCGCAGCGAGCGAGGGTCGTGGATGGACGCGGTGCAGATGGCCGGCCTGGGTGCGGCCGCCATGCAGGCCGGCTGGCGCCACTGGCTGGCGCGCCTCGACGAGGCCGGCGTCCAGCCGGGCCGCAGACCGGCCTAGCCGTCCCGCTGCGCCCCGAGCAGCCGGCGCCCTGGCAGCTAGCGCCCGCGGCGCTGCGGGCCGGCGCTGCGGCCTTGCTGCGCACCCTTGCCCGCATGAGGGCCTAGCGTCCCCGCTGCCACCCTGGCGAGCTCCTGGGCAGCAGCTAGCGCGCTCAGGGCTTAGAGGGGCAGCGCGGGGACGCTGGGGGGTGCTGCGGGGGGTGCTGACGCTCGGCTGGAGTGAGGGAAGCGGGCCGCATCGCTGCGGCCCGCTTCGCCCATTCCAAACGGCTCAGTCGTGATTCACCCTCCATTCCCACACGGCCCGATGCGCTGCGGTCAACTCGGTGGTCGCCTCGCTGTCGGGCGCCAGATTCCGGTACACGCCGACCGCCCGGTTGAGCAAGAGCTCGGCGTGCTCGACGTCGCTCTTGGCGCTGGCGAACGTGTTTGTCACAGCGCCTCCAGGCCGGCCAGGTACGGCCCGAGCTTGGTCCGCACCGTGATCTCGTCCTGCCAGCGCACCTGTAACACGACCTGCGTCGTCGTCAGCCGCAGCGTGAGCAGCGTGTGGCGAGGCGTCTGCGTGGTGCCGGCGATCAGGCGCGTCCCACATCTTGTCGAAGGCCACGCCCAGGTTCTTGGCGATAATCGCCGCCCGGCCCTTCTCCACCCGGTTCACCTGGCCGACCAGCATGCGCCGCAACTGGCTCGGATTCATGCCAGCCGCCGGCCCGCCCGCCTCGACACACAAGGCGTTCAGCTTCTTGCCGGTGGCGGCGATCGCATCGGCCACGTCGAAGCCGGCCCGAAGCTGCACCTTCTCGGAGGCCTCGGCCACGACCTCGGCGGCCGCCTTGGCCGGCTGCGCCTTGGCCGGCTGCGCCTTGGCCGGCTGCGCCTTGACCGGCGCCACACTGTCGGTCTTGGTGACCCAAAACTTGGTGGCCATCCCACCGCTCATCGTCGAGCCGTCCGCCAACTTCACAACCCGCTCGCTGCCACTGTTCTCGATGGCCACGATGGCCACGTACTCGCCCGGCCCGCCCTTCAAGTTGCCTCGGGCCATCAGGTCGCCGACCTGCACACCCTTCAAGGTCTGCCAGGCCCCCTGGCTCTTCGGCGCCTCAACTGCCGGCTTGCTGTTCTTGCTAACTGCCATCGTCTTGCTTCTCGCTTTCGCTTGCTTGCGGCTGCGCCTTGCAACCACGCCGCTTAGGTCACCACCGCAGCCCCCGCCAGGCCACGCATCTGGAAAACTCGTCTCCTGCCAGCAACAACGACCCGCCGCGATCCACAGCGCGGTCCACAGCCTGGGGAATGGCGGCCGCTACGCTGCGGCCGCATGGTGGCAACCGACACAGAGCCCATTCCCCTCGACCGCAAACACGTCGACCAGCCGGCCGTCGCCGACGCCGTGGCCTCCCTGCTCTACGGGCTCGGCCAGGACGACAAGACCGAGGTCATGGCCAACACCCCCCGCCGGGTGGCCGAGCTCTGGGACCAGTTCATCAACCCGCCCGACGTCGACGTGGAGCTCCCGCTAAAGACGTTCGCGAACCCGGGCATGACCGGCATGGTGATCGTCAATGACGTCCACTACGTGTCGGTCTGTGAGCACCACCTGGCCGCCGCCTTCGGGGTGGCGCATCTGGCCTACGTGCCGGGCGAACGTGTCGTCGGCTACTCAAAACTGAAAAAGGCCCTCAACTACTTCGCCCGCCGGCCCACCCTCAACGAGCGCCTGGTCGTCGAAGTCCGCGACGCCGTCCTCGACCAACTCCAGCCCGACGGCCTGGCCGTGGTGCTGCGCTCGGTCCACACCTGCATCGCGCTGCGCACCAACGCCCCGGCCCAGGAGCTCGTCACCGTCAGCGAATATTCCGGCTGCCTCGCCGACGGGCCGCTGCGCGCCGCCTTCGACGCCACATGGTCAAACCACCGGCCGTCGTTTCTCGGGGCGTAGCCGTCGACCGGCTGGCAACCCGGTTCCGGCAAGCGTGCCAAGCCTGCGCCGGCCACCTGGCCGGGCCGCTCGTTATTTGGTCCCAGGTCCGCGCCGAGCTCACCCCCGAGGAACGCCTCGAACTCGGCCACACCATCGTCCGCCACGCCCGGGAACGGCTCGCCGTCACCGCCGACGAAACGCTGCGCCGGCGTGAGGTCGCCCTGATCCTGTTCGTGTCAGACCTCTTCGACCTGTAATGGAAACCGACGAACGGCCATCCCCAGCGCGAGACACGAACATCAGAGGCCATGACGTGCTCGTGGCCGTGGTCGGCAAGCGGGTCGACCCGCCGGTCCTAAACCTGGCCCTCGCCGACGCGGTCGGAATCGTGTTGGCGCGAGCGGGTTTCTCGATCGTCACCGGCGGCCGCGGCGGGATTATGGCCGCGGTGGCCGAAGGAGCTCGCCGACACCAAGGGCGGGTCATAGCGATCCTGCCTGGCGACGAGGACTGCATCGGCCCGGCCGACGTCGTGATCCGCACCGGTCTGCCCGTGACAGTGCGCAACGTCATCACCGCCTCGACGTGCGCGGCGATGGTCGCCTTGCCCGGCAGTCACGGCACCTGGCAAGAGATGGCCGTGGCCCTCGACCGTGGGGTGCCGGTCTTCACGGTCGGAGGCCACTCGGCGGTCATACCCGGCACGGTGGAGGTTGCCATATGCGATCTGGTGTCCGCACTCGACGCGGTGTTGACGAGCTCGAGCAGAGCCTCGCCGGCCGCCACGCCCGCCTGAACTCCCACCCGATCTACTCGGCCATCACCGACGTCTGGAAACTCCAGACGTTTATGGGCCTGCACGTGTGGGCGGTCTACGACTTCATGGTCCTCCTCGGCGTGCTGCGCAACGCTTTCGCGCCGTCCGGCCCGCGCTGGCTTCCGCCCATAAACCCGGCCGCCACCCGGGCCGTCAACGAGATCACCCTCGCCGAGGAATCCGACGACGACGGCGCCGGCGGACACGCCTCACATTTGGAGCTCTACCTGGCCGCCATGCGCCAGGTCGGCGCCGACACCGGCCCGATCCTCGACTACCTCGACCGGCTGCTCGACGGGTACGACACCGGCGCCGCCCTGCTGTGGAAGGGCGTCCCCGAGGCCGGCCGCGACTTCTCGCTCGTCACCGCCCGCCTGGCCGACAGCCTGCCCGCCGCCGCCGCCGCGTTCTGCTACGGGCGCGAAAGGCTGCTGCCCGACGTGTTCGACGCCATGCTCGCCGCCGCCACCGTCGAGGCGCCGCTGTGGCGGGACTACCTGCTGCGCCACGTGGCCCTCGACGGGCAGCTCCACGGGCCCGCCGCCCGGCTGCTCGTCACCGCCTCCTGCCACACTGACGCGGACTGGCGGATGGCGGCCCATAGCGCCACGGCGGCGCTCGACGCCCGGCTGGCATTGTGGGACGCCACGCTGGCCGCGATCACCGGGCCTATCCTCTGACCCGTGGGAGTGCGAGCCGTCTACGTCGTGATCGGCGCAGCCATCGCCGCCATCGTGCTGGCGCTCGTCGTGCTCATCGGCCACCCCAATAACGAGGTCGACCTACTCGCCGGCGCCGGCCTGGCTGCTGGCGTCGGGCTGCTGGCTGCGGCGATACCGCCGATCGCCCCGTAATGCCAGCCGCCGCAGCGCAGCGCAGCAGACGCCGGCGCCAACCGGAGCTCGACACCCGAGAATGGCGGCGCATCCGGGCCGACGTGCTGGCCCGGGACGGCTACCGCTGCCAACTCAACCTGCCGTGCTGCCTCGGCGTGGCTACCACCGTCGACCACATCATCGCCCGCCACCACGGCGGCCCGGTGCTGGATCCGGCCAACCTGCGGGCCGCCTGCCGGCCGTGCAACAGCGTGGGCGGCGCACAGATCACCAACGACGCCCGGGCCGGGCGTTCCCTCGGCCAACGCTCCCGGATCTGGTGATGAGGTTCACGTATCGCAAGGCGCTCCCGGCCGTCGAGGAACGGGGCGAAGGTCGCCGGGAGAGGCCCGACTTTTCTTGGTGGCGCCGCCTGCCCATCTCGAACGCTCCATTTTTGCGCGCGGGGAAGAAAACTCCCGGGGATCGCCCCGAGTTGTCACCGGAGCAGAGCCAGACGCCCCGAGACGGCCTGCAGCAGCCCCCAGACGGGCCGCTGCGCCGTCGATGAGCTCGGCCCCGCCAGCATGGCTGTCGGCGGAGGCCAGAGCCGTATGGGACCAGCTAGAGGCCTCAGGCAAGGCGGCCGGCGCCGACGTCGACGCGCTCACCGTGTACTGCTGCGCGGTGGCCGACTTCGGCAGGGCGCAGCAGGCCCTGGACCAGACCGGCCAGGTCATCCGCGGCGCCCGGGGCGGCGCGGTGCGCTCCCCGCTCAATCTGGTCAAGGCCGAGAACGCGGCGGTGATCGTGGCCCTGGCCCGCCAACTGGGCCTGGCCGGCAAGGGCGACAGCGACGAGCCGCCGGCACCGGCGCCGGGCCGGTGGCGCAACTCGGCCGCCACCGAGCGGACCATCACGGCGCTGCGCAAGGGCGGCCGCCTGGAAGAGGTCGACTCGGCCGCCACCGCCCTGGCCCGCCACCTGGCCCGGGCGCTCGACTCGGTCGACGCGGCCCGCTACCCGGCGCAGGTGGCGTCGCTGGCCCGGGTGCAGCTCACCGCGCTGCGCACCCTGCGGGGCGTCGATGAGGAAGAGGGCGGCGCCGGTATCGACGAGCTCCTCGCCGCGCTGTCCGCCCCGGTGGGCGACACCCCGCAGCCCTGAACGGCCGACGTTCGGGCCGCGCCTGGCCCGCCTGGCCGGCGTCGTCGGCGGCCCCCACCTCGACGGGTCGAGAGGGTTTATGCCCTGGCAGGATCAGGTCGCCGACGTCGCCGGCGAGATCGACCCGTCGACCGGGCTGCCCGCCTACCGCGAGGTCCGCGTGTCAGTGCCCCGCCAGTCCGGCAAGACCACGCTGGTGCTGGTCATCGAGGTCGACCGGTGCATCGCCTGGGGCCTCAGCCAGCATTGCCTCTACGCCGCCCAGGACCGCAACCGCAGCCGAGAAAAGTGGGAAGAGCACTCCGAGATCCTGAAACGCACCGCGCTCAAAAAGGCGTTCACGGTGCGCCGCCAGACCGGGCTCGAGCGGATGGTCTGGCCGGCCACAGCCTCGATCATCGGCATCACCGCATCCGGCGAAACCTCCGGCCACGGCCCCACCCTCGACCTGGGCGTCATCGACGAGGCCTGGGCGCAGAAAGACGAGCGGCTCATGCAAGCCTTCCGGCCCGCCATGCTCACCCGCGGCAACGCCCAGGTGTGGATCTTCTCGACGATGGGCACCGACGACTCGATCTTTCTCAACGACCGAGTGGACGACGGCCGGGCCCGGGTCGAGGCCGGGGAGCGCAGCGGGGTCGCCTATTTCGAGTGGTCCGCCGGCGACGACGACGATCCCGACGACCCGCGAACCTGGTGGCGTTGCATGCCGGCGCTGGGCCACACCGTCACCGAGGCCATCGTGCGGGTCGACCATGACGCGCTGCCCGCCGACGAGTTCGCCCGCGCCTACCTCAACCGGCGCACCGGCACCGGCGCCCCGGTCATCGACGGCGGCACCTGGCAAGCCTGCCGCGACGTCCAGTCGGCCATGGCCGGCGTCCCGTGTTTCGCGGTGGACGTCACCCCGGACCGGGCCTGGTCGGCCATCGGGGTGGCCGGCTACCGGGGCGACCGGCGGGTCCACGTGGAGATCGTGGCGCACCAGCCCGGCACGGAATGGGTGCCGGCCCGCCTGGCCGAGCTCTACCGGCGCTGGCATCCCTGGCCGATCATCATCGACCCGGCCGGCCCGGCCGGCTCGCTGCTCGTCGACCTGGCCCAGCTGGACGTGGCCACCGAAACCACCAGCGCCCGCGAGTACGCGGCGGCGTGCGGCCAGTTCTACGACGCCGTGACCAACCGGCAGGTCGCCCACCTCGACCAGCCGGTCCTCGGCGCGGCGGTGGCGGCCGCCCGCAAACGGGTGCTCGGCGACGCCTGGGCGTGGGCCCGCCGCCAGGGCGGCGATGTGAGCTCGCTGGTGGCCGTCACCCTGGCCCGCTACGGGCTGGTCAAGGGCGGCGACACCGAGTTCAAGATTTTCTAGCTTCGTGAATCGTGAAACATCGCGACCGGGCGGTCCCACCGCACCGTCCCCGGGGTGTGCTATATGCGCCGCCTACGCTTGCCGGCGGTGTCCCTCGTTCTCAGCAGTAGACAGCAGCAGCAGCAGGAGGCGGCCGTCGGCGGCCTGGCGCTTCTGGCCGCGGCGCAAACCCTGTCGTCGTTGCCGGCGCCGGTCAACCTCATCCTCTACCAGGGCGACGACTTCGTGGTCGACATCACCGTCACCAACTCGGACGGAACGGCGGCCGATCTGACCGGCTACACGCCGAGCTCGCAAGTGCGCGACAAGCCGGACGGCACGCTGCAGGCCACGTTCTCGTGCGCGGTCGACCCCGACGTCGGCAACCTCATCCACCTTCGCCTGCCGCACTCCGAGGCCGCCAACCTGGTGCCGGGCGCGGCCGCCTGGGACGCGCAGATCGTCGGGCCGATGGTGGTAACGCTCGTCGCCGGTCTCGTGACCGTTATCGGCGAGGTCACGACTTGACAGACTTCGGCGCCAGCGCCTCGGCCGGCTCACCGCCCGACGTTGCTGTCGAGCTCCCCGCCGCGGTCGCCGTCAGCGCGACACAGCCGCTCTCCGGTCTGATCCCCGGGCCGCCCGGGCCGCTCGGGCCTGAGGGTCCGGCCGGCCCGGCCGGCGACACGGGCCCGCCCGGCCCGGCAGGTCCGCAAGGGCCTGAGGGCCCGCAGGGCATACCCGGCACGCCCGGCCCTGAGGGCGGGCCGCCCGGTCCGACAGGTCCGACAGGTCCGGCCGGCACGACAGGCCCGGCGGGACCGACTGGCCCGGCAGGTCCGACCGGCCCGGCCGGCGCGGACGGCCTGACCGGCCCGCCCGGCAACGATGGGGCGACCGGCCCGGCGGGCCCGTCCGGCGCGCCTGGCGCCGACTCGACGGTGCCCGGCCCGACCGGCCCGGCCGGTGCGACAGGCCCGGCCGGTCCGACAGGCGCAGCCGGACCGGCCGGGCCAGCAGGCCCACCGTCTGTCGAGGCCGTCAACACTGTCGCCACGGCAGGAAGTGCTCAAACGCTGCCCGACTTCGGCACCGCGACCATGCACCAACTCAGACTCACGGCGGCCAACTGCACAGTGACTTTCCCGGCCGCGGGAGCGGGCAAGAGTTTCATTCTCTCGCTGCTGCAGGACACGACCGGGGGCCGGCTGGTGACGTGGCCAGCGTCGGCGAAATGGTCTGGCGGCATAGCCCCGACGTTGACGACGACGGCTCAGAAGCAAGACATTCTGACCTTCGTCTGTATCGACGGCGTGAACTGGCTCGGTTTCTTCGCAGCGGCGAACTTCTGATGCCGGGTCGAACCGCAGCACGTCGGATCCTCGTGCAAGAGGTGACGCCGATCATCGGTCCGCCGGTGATCGGCGAAACGCTGTGGTTCGATGCCAGCCGGATTAGCGGGGTGAGCAACGGCTCGGCTTTGGCCTCCTGGCCGGACCTGTCTGGCGGCGGGTTCGATGTGTCCGCCACCGGCACCGCCCGGCCCACCTACACCACCGGGGCGGTTAACGGGCTGCCGGCCGTGATATTCAACGGCAGCACTCATCAACTGGCCCGCACGGGCCTGCCCATGAACACCGCTCAGCCCTGGACGGTGGCGGCGGTTGCCATCGGTCTTGACGTGTCCGGTAATTCTCGTGCGCTGTTCACGGCCTCGGACCTGGTGGGCTCTAACGCCGAGATGTATAAGGCCATTAGCTACGGCATCCAGGCCGGAGCGGGCCGCAACAGCACCGACAGCGCGGGCACGGGTCTGCATTGCGTGATCGCCGTATTCAATGGCGCTGCGTCCACCATCCGCACCGACGCCCACACCGTCACCGTGGCGGCCAGCATTGGGACCAACAAATGGCTCGGCAACTTGTACGTGGGCTTCGACGGATCGAGCACCTTCTGGCAGGGCACCGTCTGTGAGCTCATCTTCTACCCGTTTATCCTGACGACACCGCAACAGGACACCCTGCAGGCCAGTCTCAAGACGAAGTGGGGTACCCCGTGAGCCTCGTCGCCACCATCCCGACCGGCCGCGGCGTGCTCACCCGCGACGGCGCGATCGTGCCGCCCTCGGCCAGCACCCTGACCGTACCCGGCCCCTACGTGTACGACGCCCAATCGGCCCGGCGCGTGCCGGCGGTCGGCCGGGCCATCCAGCTGTACGGCGGCCTGGTCAAGCAGATGCCGATGGACGCCTACCGGGGCGACACCCGCCTGCCGCAACCCCGGCTGCTGTCCGCCCCCGACCCCTACCGCGGCGGCCCGTGGTTTGTTCAGAACTCGGTCGAGGACTATCTGCTGAACGGCAACGCCATCAGCCTTATCACCGCCCGCGGTGTCGACGGCTGGCCGCTGGCCGCCATGTGGCTGCCGGCCGCCTGGGTCTACATCATTTGGGATCCGTGGGTCGAGACCAACGTGCGCTACTACTACATCGGCCAGGAGCTCAATATCGACGACGTTGTTCACGTGCGCCGCGGCGCCGACCGCTGGTACCCGGTGCGCGGTGTCGGCGTCGTCGAGGAATATCTCTCGACTCTCGACCGGGCCGCGATGGAAGAAGAGTACGAGCGCACCACCCTGGCCGGCTCGGCCGTCCCGTCCGTCGCCGTCATCGCCCCCCAAGCCACAGTCTCCCAGGACGTCGCCGACGAGGCCAAGGACCGCTGGACCACCAAGTTCGCCGGCCCGGTGCGCGAGCCGGTCATCCTCCCGAACGGCACGCAGGTCATTCCCCTGGCCTGGTCGCCGACGGACACGCAACTGATCGAGGCCAGAAAGCTCACGCTGCTCGACGTCGCCAATATGTTTAACCTCGACGGCTACTGGCTCGGCTCGCCGGTGGCGGGGCTCACCTACAAGACGGCGGCCCCGCAGTATCAGCAGATTCTCCGCACCTCGCTCGAGCCCGTGCTCGCCGACGTCGAGTCGATCTGGTCGGCCGCCTGGCTGCCCCGCGGCACGACCGTCCGGTTCCGCCGCTCGCAATTGCTCCAAGAAGATTTGGCCACGGCGGTCACGGCGGCCGCCGCCGCCTACAACGCCGGGCTGGCCACCCTGGCCGAGGCCCGATCCATGATCGGCCTGCCCCCGGCCGCGGTCGGCGCCCTGGCCCCGGCCGGCCTGCCCAACCCGAGCTCTGCCCCGTCCGACACCGTTGACAGCCCCGCCGACAGCGCCGACCTCGAAGAAGGCGACACAGGAGGAACCCCGTGACCACGCTCAAGCCGCCCGAGGCCCGCGTCTACTCGGCGCCGCTGCAACTGCGCGACACCCAACTGGTCGGCAAGCCGTTCAAGTACCTGGAGGGCCGGGCCGTGCCCTACGAGGAATGGGCCGACGTCGGCTGGTTTCTCGAGCAGCACGAGGCCGGCTCGCTCGACCAGACCACCAAGGCCGGCACCGGCAAGGCCCTGCCGCTGCTGCTGTTCCACAACAACCGGAGTTGGCCGATCGGCCACGCCGAATCGTGGGACAGCCAGTCCGACGGGCTGCACGGGGTGTGGCGCCTCAACGAGCTCCCCGAGGCGCAGCAGGCCGCCCTTCTCGCCGAGTCCGGCGACCTCGGGTACATGTCGATCGGCTTCTCGCCGGTCCGCTCGGCCTGGGAGTACGTCGACGACTGGAATCCCGACCTGGGCCCTGACCACATGGACCGCGTGACCCGCCAGGAGTCTCGCCTCCTGGAAGTGAGCCTTACGCCGACGCCGGCGTTCGCCTCGGCCGAGGTGACGATGGTCCGCACCGCCGAGCGGCCCCGCCCGAGAGGCGAAACGAAGGTCGACGGCTGGCGGCGCGAGCTCGAGCGCCTGCGCCCTCCCGGCAGCGCCGTCTAGCGTCCCGGCTGCGCCCCGCCACCGGCGGGCCGTGGCGCATGGCGCTCGGCGCCGGCCGGTCCGCGCAGAGGACGGCGCAGGGCGGGTATCATCCGGCCTCAACAAGTGAAGACCGCGGCCGGCCCGCCCGTCGGCCGGTGCCAGGGCCGAGCGTGCCATGCGTCGAGCGGCGCTCACCCCGGGACCACCGCACGGACAGCCAGGCGACCTGCATCGGAACTGGCCCCTAGCTGTTCTCACCGCGGAGGTTCCCGAAGTGCCCAACGTCGTTCTCACCCGTCTGCTCAACGAGCGCAGCGAGCTCATCGCCACCATCGAGTCGGTCCTCGGCCAGGTCGACGGCCGCGACCTGACCGACGCCGAGCAGGCCGTCCTCGACCACACCCGCACCCGTATCCAGGAGCTCGACGCCCAGATCAAGCCGCTCGAAGACTACGAGGCCGTCAAGTCGCAGCACGCCGCCACGGTCGGGGGTCTGCCCCAGCCGCCGGCGACCGGCAACGGCGCCCCGGACCGGGTGCCGGCCCAACCTCGCCGTATGGACGGGCTCGACGGCGCCCCGCACTACGCCTCGGCCGGCGCCTTCCTGGTCGACTACCTGCGCGCCGCCGGCATCATGCAACGCGGCCAGCCCGACCCCGAGGCCATGGCCCGGGTACAGCAGATGCGCGCCGTCGCCGACCAGAAAACCGGCGACACACCCGGGATCCTGCCCACCCCGATCGTCGGGCCGGTCGTCAATCTGATCGACGCCAACCGCCCTTTAATCTCAAGTCTCGGCGGCGCTAAGGGAATGGCCGGCATCCCCGGCACCACGTTCTCGCGGCCGAAGATCACCCAGCACACCAGCGTGGGCGTGCAAGCCGGCGAGAAAACACAGCTGCCGTCGCAGAAGATGACCATCACCCCGATCAACTTCACGAAGGCCACCTACGGCGGCACGGTTGACATCTCCCGCCAGGACATCGACTGGACCAGCCCGGGCGCCTGGGACATCCTGATCAAGGACCTGGCCGACGTGTACGCCATCCAGACCGAGACGGCCGTGGCCGCCGCCTTCAAGTTGGCCAGCACCGCGACCCCGGTCGTGGTGGCCACCAACGATCTGAAGGGCTGGGTGCTGGCGCTCTACACGGCGGCGATGCACTCCTACCAGGCCAGCTATATGATGCCGAACCGCATCTGGTGCAGCCTCGACGTGTGGGCCGCGCTCGGCTCGCTGGTCGACGTGGCCCGGGTGGTGCTGCCCCAGAACACCGTGGCCGAGATGGGCGCCCCCGGCACCCAGGAGCTCGTCAGCTTCATGGGTGATCTGCTCGGCGCGCCGCGCATCGTCGTGCCCACCTTCGCGGCCGGCACCTGTTTCGTGGGCAACGCCAGCCTCTACGAGGTCTACGAAGAGGTCATCGGTTTGCTGTCGGTGATCGAACCGTCGATCCTGGGCGTGCAGGTCGCCTACGGCGGCTACGTGGCGTTCGGCACGCTGTCGGCGACGGGCATCGTCGGCCTCACGGCGCCGGCCGGCATGCCCACCCTGGCCAAACTGCCGCCCGAAGACGGCGGTCTGCAGGCCCACGAGGCGCAGCCCGAAGGCCAGCAAGAGCGGCCACCGGCAGAGTCACGTCAGACCGGCACCCGGCGCGACACCCCGAAGGCCTAAAACGGCCATGGGCTGGCACACCATCAACCCGGTCGGGTCGTGGGTGGAGTGTTCCGCCGACGACCCGGCCGAGCTGGACGACGCTTTGCAGCTCGACGGCTCGTGGCGGTGGTACGTGGCGAGCGAGACGGTGCTGGTCCGCAAAGATCAAGTCGGCACGTTGTTGGGGACCGGGACACCGGTTATCGACTCCCTGGTCCCCGACAATGTTCCGGCCGGCGACCAGACGCCCAGGACCACGGTGGCCGTGCTCGGCTCGAGCTTCCGGCCCGACGACGTGGTGAACTTCGATTCCGACTTTGATATGCCCACCACCTACGTGTCGGCCACAGAGCTGCGCTTCGACATCGGGCCGCACGACTACCCCGAGCCGTATCCGGTCTATGTCCACGGCCCCTATGCGGCTCGGGTTTCCAACGTCGTGCACTTCACTTTCACGCCATGAGTCAGTGGCCGACCCTGAAAGAGGTGCGGACGGTGCTGCGCTTGCAGCCCGACCCGACCGAGGATCAGGTCATCCTGACCGCGCTGGCCGCCGCCCTCAACTACGGCGACCTGCGCCTGAATCACCGCTACCCGCTTCCCCCGTTCGATAACGGCGGCCTGCCCGACACCGCGCATGAGGCCTGTCTGCTGCACGCGGCCCGGCTGTATCGCCGGCGGGACTCGATCGACGGCACCATCTCGTGGGGGGACATGGGCGCCATGCGCGTCGGCCGGGCCGACCCCGACGTCGACGCCCTCTACGCCTCAGTGGCCCCGCTGGTGTTCGGCTGACATGGGCGCCGCCTCTGCTCCCCGCTGCGCCCCCGAATGGCGTCAGGGCGCCAGCAGCTACGGGCGGGCCCGCCGCCGGCGCAGCGGGCCCGCTGGGGGGGCCTGCGGGTGAGCTGGGACCGGCCCACCATGAGCGCGGCGCTGGCCGAGGTCCTCGGCGCCGGCACCGCCGGCACCGTCACCGTGTTTCCGGCGCCGCCGGCGACCTTCAACCCGCCGGCGCTGGTGGTCCAGTACCCGACCACCGTGACCAAGCACAGCCCGGCCTTCGGTGTCGACCTGGCCGCCTTGCCCGTGCTGGCCGCGGTCGGCGCCCCCGAGGGTGGTGCGCTCGACGCGCTGCTCGAGCAGGCCACCGCCGCGGTCGAGGCCGACATCAGCCTGGCCGGCACGGTCCAGTCCGCCAAGACCGTCGAGTGGCGGAACTGGCGCATCCTGACCGTGGCCGGCGTGGACATGCTCGTCGCCGAGCTCGTCCTAGAGATCCGCATGTGAATGGAGGACACGAATGTCGATAGGAACCGACCCGACCCCGCCGGTGGCCACGGCGGTGATGATGACCGACACCTACGTCGAGGTCGGCGGCGCCAACCTGCGCTGCCTGGCCGAGAACGTGAGCATCGAGCCCGAGAACAAGCCCATCGAGGTCACCACCTTCTGCGGGGTGACGGACTATCCCGGCCCGGTCAAGTGGCATTTCAAAGCCAAGTTCGTGCAGGCCTTCGACGTGGGCGCCACCGACGACACGCTCAACCAGGCGCTCACCGAGTACCAGGCCACCGGGACGCCGGTCGACTTCAAGGTGCGGCCCTACTCGTCGCGGGCGATCGGGGTGACCAACCCCAGTTTCGAGGGGTCGGCGATCCCCCAGCCCTACACCGTGTTCGGCGGTGACGCCGGCGCCGCCTCCGAGGTCGACATCGACTGGATTATGACCGGCCCGCCGGAGCGCAACACCGGGGCCGGCTGAGTGGCGCAGCCGGTTGTCGCCATCGTGGGCGCCAAGGCGCTGCGCCGCGACCTGGACCGGCTGGGCCGGGACGTCAACGGCCCGCTGTTCAACGCCATGAAACGGGCCGGGTATGCGGCCGTGCAGCCCGTCGTGCCCGCCACCCGGGCCGCCTTGCCGAAAGGGCCGCGCGCTACCGGCGCCCTGGCCATGACGGTGCGGGCCTCGGGCACCAAGACCGGCGGCGCGGTGCGGATGGGCCGTCCGACCGTGCCCTACGCCGGGTGGGTCGAGTTCGGCGGCACCCGCCACAACCCGTCCGAGTCGTCGCGTGAGTTCGTGCCCGGCGGCCGCTACCTGTTCCCGGCCGCCCGCGGGGACGCCGGCCGGGCCGCCACCGAGTATTCGCAGGCGCTGGAAAAGCTGTTCGGCACGGCGGGCATCTGGACGAACACGACCGCGGACGGAGGTGCCGTGCATGACTGAACGCAAGAGGCCTGCCAGCCGAACCCCGGCCAGCCGAACCCCCGAGCTCGACCCCATCGAGGTCGGCGACGACCATCCGCTGCGCCTCAGCGCCGAGGGCATCCGCAGTTTGAAGAAAGCCACCGGGCGCACCCTCACCGATCTGCTGCAAGACGACGACGACGACGCCCTGCGCTTCCAGGTCATGGCCTTCGCCGAACTGCACCGCCGGGCGGCACGCCTCGGCCACCTGCCTGACGCCGGCGCCCTGTGGGAGCAGGCCGGCACCGTCGAGCTCGATTTCGTCACCCGCCAGCTGGACCCTACGCCCGGCGAGGGTTAGAGAACCTCGCCGCCTTCTGCCGGTACTGGCGTATGACACCGAGCCAGGTTGACGACCTCGACGACGCGGCCTACGTGGCGTTTGTGCGCTACATGGTGAACGAGGCCCGCGCCATCGAGACAGCCTCGAAGAAGAAGCGGTAATGCCCGGCCCGTCGATCGTCGTCCGCGTTCTCGGCGACCTCAAGGGTTTCGCCAACTCGGCGGCCGCGGCGGGCAAGACCGCCCAGTCGGCGTCGTCGCGCATAAACGGGGCGTTCGCCTCGACGCTGGGGCTGCTCAACCGCACCGGCGTGCTGGGCCCGTTCGGCGAGGCGATCGCCTCGGTCGACGAGCAGCTGATGGGCATGGCCGGCCGGGCCAAATCTGTGGGCCAGACCATGATGGGCCTCGGCGGGGTGGTCGCCGGCGCCGGCGTCGGCTTCGCGGCGCTCGGATCGAAAGACCAGGCCGCCCACGGCCAGCTGCAGGCTGCCATCGAGGCCACCGGCAAGTCCTACGAGGACTACGGCGATCAGGTCGAGAAAGCCATCAAGCACCAGGAGCATTTCGGCGACACCGCCAACCAGACCCAGGACGCGCTGCGCGTCTTGACCCAGGCGACCGGCGATCCGGCCAAGGCGCTGCAGATGCTCAGCACCGCCACCGACCTGGCGGCCGCCAAACACGAGGGGCTGTCCGAGGCGGCCACGCAGCTCGGCAAGGTGTACAACGGCAACGCCAAGCTGTTGAAAGAGTTCGGGATCACCGTCACCAAGACGGGCAACACGCAGAAGGCTGTCACCACGGCGACCGGCCAGGCCGAGCGGGCCGACAGAGCGCTGGCCTCGGCCAAGCGGCACCTGGCCGACATCGAGCTCCTGGACGCCGGCAAGAAGAAGCTGACGACGGCCGAGGCCATCCGGCTGCGGGACGCCCAGCAGAAGGTCCGCGACGCCACGGCGGCCGCGGTCGAAGCGCACCAGAAACTGACCGCGGCGCAGCAGGCGGCGCAGGGTGCCACCAAGGGCCACGGCCAGGCCGTCGACGAGCTCGCCGCCAAACTCAAAGGCCAGGGCGCCGCCGCCGCCGACACCTTCACCGGGAAGATGGACGCCATCAAGGCCAAGGTCGAGGACGCGGCCGCGTCGTTCGGCCAGAAATACGGGCCGGCGATCACCGCCGCCGGCGCCGTCACCACCGTGGTCGGGGGGGTGATCGACGCCACGTCGGGGATTGTGCGCAAGTTCGGCGAGGCCCAGAAGGCCGCCGAAGCCGCCCAGCTGGCCGCCACCGCAGCCGCCGGCGCCGAGACCACCGCGATGGAGGCCGAGGCCGGCGCCGCCGCCGCGGCCGACGCGGCATCCCTGCCCCTGATCGCCACCATCGGGCTCATCGTCCTGGCCGTCGCCGCGCTGGTGGCCATCGGCTATGTCATTTACCGCAACTGGACCACGATCTGGACCGCCATCAAGGCCGCCACGATGGCGGTTTTCAACTGGATCAAGACGAATTGGCCTTTGCTGCTCGCCATCCTGACCGGGCCGATCGGCCTGGCCGTGCTGCTAATCGTGCGCCATTGGAACACCATATGGAACGCCCTCAAATCGGTCTTCAACTGGATCAAGACCAACTGGCCGCTGCTGCTGGCCATCCTGACCGGGCCGATCGGCATCGCCGTGCTGGCCATCGTCAAGAACTGGGACAAGGTCAAGGACGGGTTCACCACGGTCAAGAACTGGATCGTGGCCCGGTGGAACGACCTCATCAGCTTTTTCACGGGCATACCCGGCCGGATCGCCAGCCTGGCAACACATATGTTCGACGGGATCGCCAACGCTTTTATTGAGGCTATTAACGCCATCATCCGAGTCTGGAATGGGCTGCAGTTCAAGATCCCCGGCTTCCACGCCGGGCCGGTCCACTTCGGCGGCTTCACGCTCGGCGTGCCCGACATACCGACCATCCCGCACCTGGCCGCCGGCGGGCTCATCACCAGCGACGGGCTGATCTACGCCCACGCCGGCGAGGTCGTGTCCCCCGCCCCGACCGGCGCCGGCGGCCCGGCGATGGTCATAAACGACGCCCACTTTTCGAGCGAGGTCGACGTCGAGCTGCTCATGCGCAAGGCGGCCTGGGCCGTGCAGACCGCGAGGGTGTGATGGCCGGCTGTGTCCGCCAGGCCTGGCTCGAGCTCAACGGGCAGACCATCCAGCTAGAGGACCGGGCCGGCGGCTGGTTTTGCACGTCGCTCGACCTCGGTTTCCCGACCGTGCGCGCCGTGGCCAACGACCGGCCCGGCGCCGACGGCTCGATCGACCGGACGCAGTTCATGGGGTCGCGGGGGGTGACGGCGAACGTCACCGCGCTCGAAGGCGCCGGCGCCCAGGTCGACGACGTGGCCGCCTCGTTCGCCCCCTATATGGTCGCCAGCGTCCGGCCGCTATTGCATTACGTGCTCGACCGGCCCGGGGCGCCTGAGCGGGTCTTGGGGCCTCTGCGGGCCGCCGGCTACACGTGGGCGGTGCAGGGCCCCTACCAGCGCGACATTCAGTTGCAGTGGGTGGCCGCCGACCCGGCCGCCAAGGACCCGACCGTGCGCGTGGCGATCGCCTGGACCGGCTCGTCGACGGTGGCCGGGCGGACCTACGACCTGGCCCCCGACCGCATCTATCCGGCGGGCGGGACGGCGCCGGTGGCCGGCGTGGTTCGCTCCCTCGGCGATCTGCCCGTGACGCCGGCGCTGCGCATCTACGGGCCGATCGAGAATCCGGTCGTGAGTTTCCGCCCCGGTGCCGGGCCCGTGGAGAGCATCGTTTTCTTCGACGGGCTGATCGTCGACTCGGGTGACTGGCTCGACATCGACACCCTCAACAAGACGGCGCTTTATAACTCGGACCCGGCCCGCAGCGTGATCACGAGTATCGACTGGATCAACACCGTGTGGCCGGTCCTCGACCCGGACCCGCAGTGGTACTCGATGACGTTGCAGGGCTCGACGACCAGCAGCCTCACGCAGGCCACCGCCACCTGGCAGGACCGCTATCTCACATGACCGTCTGGCGTGTGACCTTGCACCGACGGCCCTACGCCTTCGCGACCGACTACCGGGCCACGATCATCGCCGAGCTCACCGACGCCCGCGGCCGCCGCCTCGACCGACTCTGGAATCAGCCGGCGCAGTTCGTGTTCACGCTCGACGGCTACTCGCCGAACGCGGCGCTGGTCACCGAGCTCGCCCACGAGGTCATCGCCTGGCGCGACAACGTGGCCATGTTCCGCGGGCCGATCACGCAATCGCAGGATCAGATCGACGAGAACACGGCCACCGTCACCTTCACCGCCCACGACTACCTGGCTCTCCTGAAACGCCGCTACCTGACGGTCAGCTATGTGGTGGCCCACCGGGACCAGGACTTCATCGTGGCCGACCTGATCTACGACGCCATGCACGCCCACGCCTCCGCCGGCGCCAGCTTCTACCCGGCCTCCTGGCTGCCGCTCGTGATCCACCAGGCCCACCCCGACGGCTCGGCCCGCAGCCCGTCCGGTGTGCTGCGCGACCGAACCTACGAGGCCTCCCAAGAGATCGGCCAGGCCTTCGACGACCTGGCCAACGTGGCCGGCGGCTACGACTACGACCTGACCCCGCTCGGCCAGGACCACGCCGAGGACCTGCTCAACGTGTACTACCCGGCGCAGGGCGTCGAGCGGGCCGATATGGCGCTGGTGTGGGGCTCGACCGTATCGACGCTCACCCGCACGGTCGACTCTGGCAGCTACGGAAACTACTGGCGGATCCTCGGCAACAAGGCCTCGTCGGTGCCGACGGCGCCGCAGTTGTTCTCGGAGCGATATTCGCCCGCCGCCAACAACGTCACGACCGACCCGCAGGGATTGTGGATGTCCACCGACAACGCCTCCGACGTCACGATCCAGGCCACCCTCGACGAGAAGGCCGCCGGCGACCTCAAGCTCTACGGCGTGCTGCTGCCCGCCTACACCCTCGGCCTCACCGCCGGCGCCTACCAACTCGGCTCGCCGAACATGTGTGACGTGGTGCCGCTGGTCATCAAGGCCGGTCGGCTCAATGTCAACTCGTTTGTTCGGGTGATCGGCTTGACGTGGGATATTGGCGACGACGGCCAGGAGGACGTGGCCGTGGCCGTGGGCCGTCCCGACGCCAAGTTCTCGGATCTGTTTGCTCACGCCGACCGCTCGATCGACGCCCTCGCCAGGAGATGACACCATGACTCGCTTTACGCCTCTGTGGGAGCAGGCCGGCGACTATGCGGCCTCGGTCGACCGGCGGCTGCTCGGCGCCCTGTGGCCGAGGCCGGCGTCGAGCGGCGGCGCGGTCACGCCCGGCTCGGGCATGACCGTGAGTATCGCCCCGGGCTCGGTGGCCGTCCCCACCCTGAACAGCACGGGCTCGGTGCTGTGCGTCTCCGACGCCGTGGAGACTGTGACGCTCGACCCGGCCCCGCCCACCGGGAACAGCCGCTACGACCTCATCATCTGCCAGCCCCGGGCGGCCGACATCGACGGCGGCTCGAACAACGATTTCATCTTCGACAACGTGAGCGGCGTGGCGGCCACCAGCCCGGCGATCCCGGCCACGCCGGCGGGCACCGTGGCCCTGGCCCGCATCCTCGTCGCCGGCGGATCCGCGTCGATCCCCTCGGCCAATATCACCGACATCAGGCCCGGCGGGCTGGGCGGCTACCCGCGGGGGAAGCTGGCCGAGCAGAAACAGACGGCGAGCTCGCCCGGCACCACCACCAACGTCGACTGGTTTACGGCGCCGGCGTTCGTCACCGACGGTACCCGCCGGGTCAAGGTCACATTCTGCGGGGTGCTGTCGGCCACGACGACGGACGTGCTCGCGCTGCTGCGCCTCTTCGAGGGCTCGACGTTTTTGCAGCAGGCCGTCGTCCCCATCCTGCGGGCCGGCACCATCGGCGAGATGACGGCCATGTGCATATGGGAAGGCGTGCCGGCGGCCGGCCCGCACACCTACAAACTCAACGTGCAGCGGTGGACCGGCACCGGCACCGTGACCGCCATAGCCGCGGCCACCAACCCGGCGTTTATCGTCGTCGAAGACATCGGCACCTAGCAGAAAAGGGGAACCACCCATGAGCGACACGCCTGTCCAGCCCGCAGACCAACCCGACGACAAGGGCGGATCCGAGTTCGCCGGCGAGCACCCCGATGAGCCGGACGTGCCCGAGCAAGAGCACCCCGGCCGATGACGGTCTGCCCGTTCGCCGCCTGGAAACCCGTGGCCAATCACGGTGGCCGCATGTCCGGCAACCTCGGCCTGGTGCTGCACGTCCAGGAGGGCAACAACTCGCTGGCCGGCTGGTTTAACAACCCGGCCGCCGACGCCTCGGCGACCTGGTGGGTATCCAAGGCCGGGGCGCTCGAGCAGTACGTCGACGCCGACGTGTGCGCCTGGGCGCAGAGCGACGGCAACAGCACCTACAACTCGGTCGAAACCGAGGGCTACCACGACGAGGCGCTCACCCCGCAGCAGGAAGACACCCTGGCACGCCTGTACGCCTGGGGCGCACAAACGTATGGCTGGCCCAACCTCCTCGCCGAAACACCCGGCGACGACGGGTTCGCCTGGCATGGCATGGGCGGCTCTGCGTGGGGTGGGCACACCAGCTGCCCCGGCGACCTGCGCAAGAATCGACGCCAGCCCATTCTCGCCGTGGCCTTCGGCGGCGCCACCCCGGCGCCATCCCCCACGCCGACACCGCCTCTCCCGGCCGGCCAGGCGCCGGCGTGGCCCTACGGCCCGAACGACTACCTGGGCCAGCCCTCACCCGACGCCTACTGCCACTCCGGCTATTACGGGCCGCCCGACAGCGAGAACGTGGCCACCTGGCAACGACAGATGGCGGCCCGCGGCTGGACCCTCGTCGCCGACGGCATGTACGGTCCGAGCTCCGAAGCCTGCGCCGCGCAATTCCAGACCGAGAAAGGCCTCGATGTCGACGGGCTGGTCGGCCCGCAGACCTGGGCCGCGGCATGGACCGCTTCGGTCACCTAGAGCACGTCGGTCAGCTAGCCAGGCGGCTGATCCTCAACTTGCTTGGCATCGCCGTGATCCTCGACGCCGTCGCCAGCCCGGGCACCCACACCGGCGAGCTCGCCACCGGCCTGATCTTGCTCGGCCTCGCCCCCCTCGACGTGCTCGCCGCCGCGCTGGAAGAGCGGATCCGGCGCCCGCCCCGCAGACCGTTCTAGCGTCCCCGCTGCGCCCCGCAATCGCCGGGCCGTAGCGCATAGCGCGCTCAGGACAGCAGCTTGACTAGCGCATAGCGCGCTCAGGACAGCAGCTTGACTAGCGCCAGGATGAGCCCCCAGCACACCAGCCCCAGCCCGACACCCAGAATGATGCCCCGGGCCACCGGCGGCACCGTCCAGCGGCGCATCAGCCCCACCGCCGGGCCAGCATCTCGGCCAACTGCTCGAGCCCGCCCTGAATCGGCCAGACCATGCCGTCCCGGTCGGTGCCCCACCGCACGTGCTCGCCGTCGGCGAACACGATTTCGACCATCCACTTGCGCCCGTGCGTCTCGCACTGGTCCACCAGCCAGGAGTGGACCGTCGAGATTTCGTCGATCCCGTCGAGGCCCGTCACCTTGTCTCGCATGGCCACCACGCCGTCGATGTAGAACAGAAAGCTGGCGCTCTCGCCGGCGCTCATGCGAGGCTCAACCTGATCTTGCGGCGCCGCTCGGCCGGGCCATCTTCGAGCACGAGCGGTTCTCTCAGGTCGCTCAGCAAGTCAAACCCAACGGACGTGATCCCGCGCACGGCCTCGTTCTCGACATCGACACCAGCCTGCGACAGCCATACGCCCGGGCGCCCCTCCATCCAGCCGAACACAATGACGTCGCGGCGCAGCGGCCCGTGACTGGTGAACGAACCGCACGGCTCGGCCTCGCCGATCGAGCCGACCCGCACCCACCCACCGGCCCCGAGTACTTCGAGGACGACTTCGCCGGCGCTCATCGGGTCCACGCCTTGACCTTCGGTGAGGTCAGCAGCGGCGCCCCCTCCGGGCCTTTCACGAACGGGTTGACGTAGACCGACTTGTCGGCGTCAAGCGGGGATCGCGGCGGCCGGCGCCAGTACCCGGCTACTGTCCACCGATGCCGGAAGGTGCGGCCCGGCCGGCGGGCGGACTCCCCTTCGACGCTGGCCGGCCGGTGCCGTAGCTGCACCACCCTGACCCTGGTGTCCCGGCCGCTGCGCTGCGCCCTGCGGGTGGCGGCCCGCCCGCCCGGCACGCCCATCGTCGACGAGGCCAGCCCGGGCTGTGACGACAGCAGCCAGAGCGCCAGCAGCCGGCGCCGGTCCTCGGCGATCGAGGCCAGGCGCTGCCCTTCGTACTGGCGTGGATAGTTCTCGCAGCCCTTGGCGTAAAGCTCGTCAGTGAGCGGATCGTCGGCGTGCCGCCCGAGCGGCCAGATCAGGCCGCCGAGCGGGTTGAGCAGCCGGCGGCCGGGCATGGCGCTGTAGACGGTGATGCCGATGCACGGGTCGCCGCTGTGCGCCCAGACCGCCGGCCCCCACAGGTAGCCGGCCACGTGGACGTCGCCGATGTTCAGGGCCTCGGCGTCGATGCCGGTGAGCAGCCGCTCGAAGATCACCAGGCCGGCCAGGTCGGGGATGCGCTCCCGGGTGAGCGGCATGGCCGGCAGGTCCGAGGCGGCCGCCACCAGCAGATCGCACATATCGCCGCCGACGTACCACAGCGCGCTGTCCTGCAGGCTGGCGAGCTCCCAGTCAGGGATCAGGTCTTGCGACCCGCCGCTGGCCTGTGCCAGCACGGGCGCGATCCTGGTCCACACGCCGTCGGGCGCCCAGGCTCGGAGGAGCTCGTCGCGGTAGTCGGGCACGTCGGCGGCCCGGGGGTGCCAGGTCGTTTCGAGGCGCCCGTTTTTCTCGTCGAGGTAGGCGCGGCCGAGGCCGGCCAGGTCGTCGAGGGCGGCCTGCCCGGCCGGGCTGCCAGGGTTAGTGCGCATGGCACTAAAGCTATGCGCACAGCGCCTAGACGTCTAGAGGCGCCCCGCCGAGCCAGCGCCTAGGCGCAGGTGCTATGCTCTGGTTGGTCATAGCGCATTGGTGAAAGACAGCCCCTAGAGCTTCACTGATGCGCTGTGGTAGGAACGGAACTACTAGCGCAGCAGAAGGGAAGCAAATGATCGAGGTCATCAAGGGCGAGGCGGCCGTAGCCTACGCCCGGATCTCCGACGACCCCCGGGACGAGCAGCGCGGCACGACGCGCCAGCGCGACGACGACCGTGGCATCGCCGAACGCCGCGGCCTCAACCTGGTGCCCGATCCGCTGACCGGCGAAGCGTTCTTCGTGGACAACGACATCTCGGCCAGCAAGTTCGCCCGCAAGGTCCGCAAGGCCTACCAGCGGCTGGTGGCCACCGTGGCCGAGCGGCGCGTCGGCGTCATCATCGTCTACCACGTCGACCGCTTCCTGCGCCGCAACGACGAGCTCGAGGAGCTCATCAAGGTCGCCGAGGACCTGGGCCGGCTCTACATCCTGACCTCCAGCATGGAATACGACGTGCTGAACACCGACCACCAGTTGGTTCTGCGCATGCTGGTGTCGGTGGCAGGAGGCGAATCGGCCGCGACCTCGCGGCGAGTCAAACGGGATCGCCAGTCCGAGCGCGACCAGGGCCTGATCCCGGCCGGGCCGGCGTTCGGCTGGAAGGGCCGGGAGATCCTGGCCAGCGAGGCGCCGGTCGTGGCCGACGTGATCGAGCGATTCCTGGCCGGCGAAACCTACGCCGAACTGGCCCGCTCCCTGAACGAGCGGCAGGTGCCCACCAAGCTGGGCGGGAAACGGTGGACGGTCAACCAGATCAAAGGCATGGTGGCGGCGCCCCGCCACTACGGGATCCTGGCCTACATCGAGCGGGACAAGCGGGGCAAGCCGCAGAAGGTGCGCATCATCAAGCGCGACAACCACCAGGGCATCGTGGCCGGCGAGCTCTACGACCAGGTGATGGCCACCATCGGCAACCGCAGCCGGGACCAGCGGCCGCCACGGCGGGGGATGCTCACCGGCCTGCTGTTCTGCGGCCGCTGCGCCACGCCGATGACCCGAAACCAGGAGTCGACCAAGAAGGGCGTCGGGCGGGGACGGGAGTTGCTGTGCTGCCGGCGCCGGGACCACTACCCGCAGGCCTGCAATCGCATGTCGATGGACGCGGCCACCATCGACGAGTTCGTGGCCGGGGCGGTGTGGTCGAAGGTCGACAACCTGGACCTGGCCCGCATGGCGGCCGCCTCGGGGCGCCACACGGCCGGGGCGCTGGCCGAGCGGCTGGCCCGGCTGGCCAAGAAAGCGGCGGCCAACCGGGGCGCCTGGCAGCGTGACGCCATCGACGACGAGGAGTACGAGGCCAACGCCCGGGAGATCAAGGTCGAGCGGGAGCAGATCGAGCGGAAGCTGGCCGAGCTGGCCACCAGCCGGGCGCTGCACCCTTACGCCGGCAACCCGGGCGCCCTGGAGGCGGCCTGGCCCAAGCTGACCGCGGAGGTCAAGCGGGAGATCATCGCCGAGACGCTGGCGCTGCACGGTTTCGACGGGTTCACGATCAGCGAGCACGTCGGGCCTCGCAACGTGATCCGCACCGACCGGATCAAGCCTCGCAAGGTCAAGGCCGCTCGCCGGGCACGGGTGGCATAGGCGGCCAGATCCGGTTGAAGTCGGCGACGGCCAGGCGCACCAGCACCTGGACGGCCGGCAGCCCGGCCCGGGTCTGGTAGCCGCCGAGCTCGTTGACGACCTGGGCCACGCTGTCGATGGCCTCGCCGAGCTCGGCCACGCTGGGCAGGGTGGCGCCCCGCCGGCGCCGGTAGCCGGTGGCGTCGAGCAGGTCGCGCAAATACTGTTGCGCCTCGGCCCGCGACGCCGTCGCCCAGTCCAGCCGGGGCAGCAACGGTTCGCGGCTGCTCATGCACCAGCAGCCTACGCCTAAGCGCCCCCGCAAGGGCGCCTAGGTGGCTGGTGTGAAACGTGGGGGTTTTGAGGTCACTGTGGTGAGGTTCAGGACTGTCGCGGGCCTGTTAGGAACTGGGGCGGTGATTGATTGTCAGCTGTGATGGCAATCGGTGGGCGGATGGCCTGGGAGACGCTTTGGTTTGGTGGATTTGGGCGTTCATGCGACTGCCCATGCGCCCTCGGGGCCGCCGCGAACGCTGAGGACCGCGAGGCGGGCCAGGTTGGTGGCGGCTGCGAGCAGGTTGAAGTCGGCGTCGACCTTCTTTCGTCCGCGCACCCGGGCCCGTCGGCCGCCGTGGCGGCGTCGCATCATGTGAGCGAGCTTGCGTTCCACTTTGGGCCGAGTGTCCCGGTAGTCCTCACGCCACTGTGGGTCCTGAGCCTGGGCGCGGGCGTCGACCAGGCGGGCTTCGTGGCGGCCCACCGTGATGGTCCGCCCCTCAGCAGCGGTGGTGCAGTCGGATCGCAGCGGGCAGTCCGCGCACGCCGTTGCGAAGGAGGCGATGCCATCGCCGGATTTGTTCCGCCGGATCGCCACTTCCTCGCCAGCGGGGCAGGTGACGGTGTCAGCGTGGAGATCGATGTAAAACTCGTCTTTGCTATAGCGCCCGCCCGGAGCGACCGGGGGCTGGGTCTTGCAGCCCGAGTCGACACCGGCCCGGGCCAACAGATCCAAGAACTCCCCGCTGCCATAGGCGGCGTCCCCATACACCTTCGGGCGGGCCCGTCCGTTGATCGAGCGGTGCGGTTGGCGGCGGGCCAGGCGGGCGCGCCCGTTGGCCCGCCGGGCGGCCGCCCGGGCGCTGCGAGCCACCTGGGCGGCGGCCTTGGCCGCCCGGCCTTTCTTGGCCTTGCGGGCCGGCTTGCGGCCCCCGGCCCGCTTGGCCCGAACCGCACGCTGGCTACCGCGATCGGGATTGCTGCTGTCGCTGGCGGGAGAGCTGCTACCGCTGTCGCCGCCTGGGAGATCCTCGTGTTGGGTATCGACGTCGTTGCCACCGGTGAGGTCATCAATCAAATCCGGCGCCACAGAGGCGTCACCGACATTGGCGGCGCTCGCCTCGGTGTCGGTGATGATCTCAGAGTCAGGGTCGAGCGCGATATGACCCCGATACCCGTCATAGCCCCGAGCCGAAGTCTTGCGTCCGTGGCGGGCCTCGGGGTCCACCGTGGAGATGACCCGGTCAGGCGCCACCCGCCGGGCGATACGAAACACCCCGTCTTGGTTCTCCTCCAGGTCCTGGCCCAACACAGTGGCCAACAACTCGGCCGCCTCAGCCACCGGATCCTCGAGCTCTCGGCCATCCAGGTGAGCCAGCATGGCGTAGCCGTCCTTGGCTCGAGAGTCGATCAGCTCGTCGCGGGCCGCCTGATCATCCCAGTCGATCTGCGGCTTGGCCGAGGTCGCATAATCATCCCCGCTTTTGATCAACCCCCGCAGCTCGGCTTCCACCACCGAGTCGGCCACCTGCAGCAAACCCCGGATTGCCGAGCGCACCAGCGTGATGGTGTCCATGGTGGCCACCGCGTCATACAGAGGAGTGGAATCCAGCACCCGCTTGGCCCCCACCAGACCCGCCGAGCTGGCCGCCTCCACCGTCACCTTGAAAATCCGTCTCCTATCCTGCGAGCGATCCAGCCGGGCCCGGAAGTCCACCAGCACCGTATGCGCGAAACTGCCCCAACCCCCGCAGTCATAGCTGCCCACCCCCGCCGCGTACCGCCAGCGGGCATCAAAGCTGTAGCGCTCCACCGCCTCCCGATCCGACAGCCCCTCGAGACGCTGCAACACCATCACCGTGGCCACCACCGAGGGCGGCACACTGCGCCGCCCTTTATCGGCGAACAGATCAGCGAACATCTCATCGGGGAACAACCGGTCCCGCTCCCGGTGCAACAACGCATAGATCGACTTCTCCGCCAGCACATCGTCGCAAAACCGATCCATGTCATTGAGCACGCTCGGCTGGCGATCCGCTACCCCCAGAGTCACCGCACGCCCCTCAGCGAGAATCCCATGCATGTAATTCTCGCAGACCAGGGCGCCGAACGCGAGCATCTACGCTCGCGAAAGACACCAGCCTCCTAGAATCCCGGCTGCGCCCCGCAAGTGCTCCAGCCCTGGCGCTGGGCGCGGTTGGGGCTTTACGAACAGCGCGAACGCCTATACGGTGACGGGGGTCCCGAGCATGACCAGGACTCCGGGGAACTGCCACCCCCCCCCGGGACGCCGCCGGCCGCTCAACCTTAACGGTGTTAAACCACAATCACTTTTTGGTGAAGGGGTGAGCCCAATCGTGTGTGCCGACGGAAACCAAGACGACATCCGGTCGCTGCAGATGCGAGTCATGCGAAAGATGATGCGAGAGACCAGCATGGAGAACGAGCGGCTGCGGGCCAAGCTCGCCCAGTCATACCAAGACCAGGAACGGCTGGGCGACGACCTGGTCACCGCTCGAGCCGAGGCCGCCTACCGCGACCACGCCGCCCTGCTGGCCCGGCGAGTCTTCGACGGCGCCTCCGACGAGGAGCTGCTCAGCCTGGCCCGCTGTTATCAGGCTTGGGCCGACCCCGGTTCCGCCGCCGTCCGGAACGGCCGGGGCCGCTAGCCACCTCGACCGACGCCCGGTAGTAGTGCAGCAGCACCGAGCGGCTCTCATCCGCGATCACCGGGTCGGCCTCGATGGCCCGCTCGGCGTCGAGCACGGGCAGCTCGACCAGCCCGGCCCGGATGAGTAGGTCGCCGCGGCGCAACTCCAGGGCGTCCTCGATGCGCACCACGTCGAGCAGCCCGGGGGTGCTCTTGGACAGCTCCCAGCGCGACAGCCGGGTCTGCTCGACGCCGAGCGCGCCGGCCAGCTGTACCTGGGTGAGCCGCGCATCCTGGCGGGCCTGGCGAATCGTCGGCCCGAGCCGGGCCAGCAGGGCCGCCTCCGTGTTGTCCACGACCCAGAACCCTACTCTCACACGCCTAGTCGTTTAGGTGGATCGTCGCACGTCAGGTGTGGTGCCCTACATTTAGGTCTTGATCGCCTAGGCGATCGGGGTCTATGAGTATGCGCCTATGTCGAAACGACAACCCCTTGCGGCCCTGACGATCGGCGAGCAGATCCGGGCCTGGCGGCTGGATGCCGGCCTCACCCAGGAGGAGCTCGCCCGGGACATGAAGGTGTCGAGCATCACTGTCTCCCGGTGGGAGCGCAACGTGTTCGCCCCCGAGGCCGTGACCCTGGCCCGCCTGCTCAAACGGTTCGGGCGGGCGGCCTGATGGACCGGGCCGAGCAGAACCGGGCTGCCGGCCGCCAAGCCGCCGCCGGCTGGCCGCCCGCCTCACCCGAAGCGCTGCGCCGCCTCCAGGCCCGCATCGCCGTCGCCATCCGCGCCACGAACGAAAGAGGGATCGATCGTGAAAACCAGCCTGCCCAGGTTCGAGGGCCAGCACGTTAAAGCCGCCCGGCTGAAACTGAGCGGCCACTCCGACGAGCGCATCGGCGCCCTGGCCAACGAGGAAGAGATCTACCTGATCGTGCGCGGCGTCGTCGCCGACGTCGCCCACGGCAACGTGTCGAACGTGTTCACCCGCACCCACAAGGTCAAGGCCACCGCCGCCATCCTCCTCGACCGCGACCAGGGCGCCCGCATCCTCGACGAGGCCGCCATGCTCGCCGACGAACGCTTCGACATCCCCAGCCTTTTCAACCAGCGCGACGACGGCGCCGACGACGATGGGAGCGACAAATGAGAACCTGGGGCGACGAACCGCGGGACTGGGACTGGCCCGCGCAGCGCGGCAACCCGTACCTGCTGGTGATGCTGGTCGTCGTCACGGCCCTGCTCGCCCTGTTCGCGATCGGCTACCTGGTGGCCGTGCTGTGACGTCGAGCGAAGTCGAGATCCTGGCCGACGCCAGCCCGGCGGTGCGCCGGGCCATCGCCTACTGGACGCAGCCCGCCCACCTGGTGGCCGCCGCGCAGAGTTACATCGACACCGACACCGGCGAGGTCAACCGGCACGGGGTGATGTTTTCGATTGCCCGCCTGGAGATGCTGCACGTCGACCCGATGGCAAACCTGCCGGACACGTTTGTGGTGCCCGACAAGAGAACCGGCGCGCTGAACTTCGGCATGTACGCCACGCTCCAGCGCGCCCTCATCGAGCGGCACGGTTACCGGCTGGACTTCGCCGAGCTCGCCGACGACCACGTGGTCGGCGTCATGGTCTACCCCGACGGGTCCCGGTCGTCGCCGCTGCGCATCGACGGCCAGCTCGGCGACATCCAGAAATACGCCGCTCGCAATAAGCGCAACTACGACGACAAGCCGCGGCGCATGTACGAGGCCCGCTGCACGACGGAGCTCATCTCCCTCTACGCCTCGGGGGCGCTGCGCAGCATCGTCACCGGCGCCGGCATCATCGACTACACAGAAAGCGAGCCCTCCGGAAACGGCACGGCATCCTCACCGTCCGCCACCTCCCCGGAGGGCTCACTCCAAGTGCCGGCCCGGTCCGTCGCCCCTTCCGGCGCCACCATCCCCGAGCACCTGCGCGAACCCGAGGTCGCCCCCGACGTGCGGGCCCGGCTGCTCGAGCGCGTCGCCGGCCTGACCGGCGAGCAGCTCGACGCCCTCGGCGGCATCGTCCACCCGGCCAAGGTGCCCAACCTGCGCTCGGCCCGTTTCACCGCCGCCCACGGGCTGCTGCTCGACCGGCTCATCTCCGAGGTCGAGCTTCGCATCCCCGGTCCCGTGCCCCGGGAGGGCCCGCCCCCTCCCCACGACGCCCCGCAACCCGCCAGCGCCGGCGTCCACGGGGCCGGGGACGACCAGCCGCCGCTGTCCGCCTACCCCGAGGCGCAGTACGCGCCGACCGATCCCGGCAGGCCGTTCTGATGACGTGGGCTGACGACGACGAGCTCGACCTCGCCGTCCGCCGGCACGCCTCCCGGTTGCACGCCGACCCGCCCGAGCCCGCAAGACACGTCAGGCCGGTGGTGAACGTGCCGGTGCGCGCCGTCGCCGCCGGGCGCGATTTCACCCTCGAACCCGTGCAGGCCGGCTGGGTCATCCACCCGGCCCGCACCGAAGAAGAGCTGATCGACAGCGCCGGCCTGGTCGTCGTCGAAGTCCAACAGCGCCGCGTCGCGGACGCCGACACCGGCGAGGTCGGCGCCGAAACCCGCTACCGCTGCTACCGCCTCGGGCGGGGCTACGACACCCTGGCCGCCGGCGAGGTCAACCTGGACCGGATCGGCGGCCTCGACCGCCACTACGCCGGCGCCGCGGCCCGGGCCATTCTGCGGCCGCTGGTCATGCGCCACCAGGGCCGGGCCCGCCAGTTGGACATGCGCGAGGTCGACGCCATCCATGACGCCTGGCGTCTAGCCCGGGCCGCGGCGCTGTGAGCGCAGAGCCCTCCAGCGGGCCCGCTGCCACCCTCGCCGGCGCCGGCGCAGCAGCAGCCGCCGACGAGCCCGACCCGGGCGCAGCGGGGACGCTAGGGGCGCCCGCCGATCTGCGCGAGGTCATCGCCCGGCTGCACCGAGACATCGGCGGGCTGCGGGCCGTGCGCCGCGCCACGATGGCCGGCGACTCTAGAAGAGCTCTAGATTTCGTGATCCGCGACCTGGCCGCCTGCCAGCAGGCCGTCGCCCGCGAGGCCGCCCGACCCGAACGCCAGGCCGAGCGGAAGGCCGCCGCCCTGGCCGAGCTCGAGCAGGGCGGCAGCCTCCGCCAGGTGGCGGCCGCCTACGGGCTGCCGGTCGGCACCGTCAACGGCTGGCAGCGCGCCGCTGCCTCGCGCAGCACCGAGGAACGCCGCCAGTCCAACGCGGCCTACAAGACCAAGACCCACGACGGCGAACGCCACTGTCCCCGCTGCGACGACTGGCTGCCCCTCGCCGAGTTCGACACCAAGAACGACAAGGGCACGCTGCGCTGGTGCTGCCGGGAGTGTTACAAGACCTACCAGCGCGAGCGGTATGTGGCCGCCAACAAGCGGGCCATCATCGTCGAGGTCGTCGACGGCGACGAGATCGTGGGCGCCACCTGTAACGGGTGCGGGCAGCCGTTCGAGATCGGCGACCTGGTGGCCGGCACCGTCCTGCGCCACACGGGGTGTGTCCCGTGAGCGACGGCTACCCGCCCGGCGTGTGGGTCGACGACGCCGGCGCCCTCCACTTTGACATCGAGGCGATGGTCCGAGGCCTCGGCTACGAGCCGACGCCGGCGAACTGTCGGTCGATGGAGAAAGCCGCGCACGAGATGGCCGAGCGGATCGGCGCCGTCGTGGAGGTACGACACGATGGCTGAACCGACCTACGCGAAGCGGTCTGGTGAGATCACCGTCGTCCGCGTGAGCTGGCGGCGCGAGCTTGAGATCATGGCGACGATGGCCGAGTCGTTGGAACGGCTCGACCAGCCCGCCCGCGATCGCGTGCTCCGCTGGCTGCGCGACAAGTACCTGTCATGGCGGGCCGCTGGCGGACGGCGAGTGAGCCCGCGCACCGTGCCGCCGGTAATGCCCGTCACCGAAAAGGACTTGGAGCGGTTCGTCAAGGACGCGGCCCGCACCTTCGGCTGGCGCCGCTACCACACCCACCGCTCGGACTTCTCCCCGGCGGGCTGGCCAGACGAGGCGCTGTGCCGCCCACCCCGGCTGATCCTGGCCGAACTCAAGTCTGAGAAGGCCCCGACCTCGCCGGCGCAGGAGGAATGGTTGTCCGACCTGCGCCGGGTCGAGGTCATCGAAGTACATCTGTGGCGCCCGAAGGATTGTGACGCCATCGCCCGAATCATGCGCTGACCGGGCTCACAACTTTTAGCACCCCCAGGGGGCCGGCATGAAATATCACCGGAAGGTGCGGTCGTGAACGGCGCCTTCGAACACTACAACCGCCAGGAGCTCCTGACCTTGCTGCGCACCTGGAACGACCAGCTGGCCCGCTTCGAGGCCATCCCGGTCGTCGACCTCGACGCCGCCATCGAGATCGGCGACCTCGGCGCGCTGCGGTCCGTCGTGATCGGTACCGAGGCCCGCCTGGCCGAGGTCGCCCGCAACCTCGGGCCGCTGTCGTGAGCTGGCAGGCCGTGCAGCGGGTGCTCGTCGCCGGGCCCGACGACGACAAGCTGTTCCGGCTGCTGGTCAACGTGGCCTACTCGGCGGACGCCGACGGGCGGGACGGCAAGGTCGGGCAGCGCCTGTTAGCCGACCGTTGCCACGCCACCATTTACCGAATACGGGAGCTCCTGTTTCGGGCTGTCGAGGACGGCTGGTTAGAGGTCGCATTGGTCGGCAACGGCCGGGCCCGCACCGCCTACGACCTCGGCCCGCGCCTCGACGTCGGCACCCAATTCACAACGGTAGCGCGCGACATGTCGCGCGCTGGGTGCGGAATCGACGCTCAGAATCGCGCGCAAACATTTCGATTCGACGCTCAGAATCGCGCGCCAGTAAGTAGTAAGTCTTACGTAAGTGCGGCGCGCCGCCCGCAGCCGCGGGGGCGGCGGGCGGCCGCAGAGGGAGAAGCCGCCACCCCCCCGGTTCCGGCCGACCCCCCCTCCAACGGCAAAAGCATCTATGACGACCCGTACCGATTTCCGAACTGGTCAAACGGCGAAGGGCAACCAAAGTGATCATCGACCTGGACGCCATCCTCAACCGCCTCGCGGTGATGCGCGACCGCGGCAGCAGCCGCCGGCCCCGCAACACGACCTGTCCGCGCTGCGGCGACAGCGGACTGCTCGAGCTCGACCAGCGCGTCGACGACAGCAGCCTGCCCGGCGGCTACCGCTTCGTGCCGATGGCCTACCGCTGCGAATGCCCGGCCGGCGCCCGCTACCAAAAGTTCGTGCTGGCCCCGCCCGCCGAACGCCCGCTGCGCCTCTTGCGCGGCGACGACCCGAAAGACTGACACCGTGGCCGCCCGCACCCTGCAACTCACCGACCTGGACGAACTCGTCCCCCACCCCGAGAACCCCAAGGACCACGCCGTGGCGCTGCTGGGCGCCTCGATCGACGAGTTCGGCCTGGTCGAGCCGATCGTGCTCGACGAGCGGACCGGGTTCATCATCTCCGGGCACGGCCGCCGCAAGCTGCTAATCGAACGCCGGCAGTCCAAGCCGGGCGAGATCCCCGACGGGGTGACCGTGGCGGACGGCCGGTGGAAGGTCGACGTGGTGCGCGGCTGGGCGTCGCGCGACGACGGCCACGCCCGCACGGCGCTGGTCACCCTCAACAGTGTCGGCCCGAAAGGCGGCTGGCTGGCCTCCCTCGGCCGACGTGCTCGAGCTCATCGACGGCGACGGGCTGCTGGCGGTGACGGGTTTCTCCGACGCCGAGTTACAGAAACTCGTGTTGCGGCGTAACCCGCCGCCGCGGGATTTGCTGGCCGAGTCCGACGTGACCATGGGCGCCCCCGTGCACAAGGTCGAGCCGGGCGACTGCTACCGGCTGGCCGGCCGCCACCACCTGGTGGTGGGCGAGGTGATGACCGGGTGGGCGTCGTGGGCGCCGCTGCTGGTCGGCGACGCCATGTTCGTGCCCTACCCGGGCCCGTACGCGGCGCTGACCGAGCTGGCCGAGTCTCGGACGCTGGTGTTGGTGCAGCCCGAGCCGTATATCGCCGGGCATCTGCTCGACAAGTACGCTGCCGTCGCCGGCGACGAGTCGATCGTGAAGGTGGCGTGATGGTGTCCCGAGAGGGCGGGTATCCGCCGGGCGTGTGGGTCGACGACGCCGGCAGGTTTCACTTTGATATCGAGGCGATGGTCCGAGGCGCCGGCTACGAACCCACCGTCGACAACCTTCGAGCGATGGAGAAAGCCGCACAGGATATGGCCGCCAAGGTCGGCGCGACCGTCGAGGAGCGGACCGACCCGACCACCGAACGGCTGGCCCGGGCGCTTGAGGAAGCGGGAGCGCCCGCCGACATGATCGAGCGGGCCAGGCAGGGCTATTACGACGACTTCAAGAGCCCGCTCGCCTTCCCCGAGATGCAGCTACTCGCCGACGCCCGCGCCGCTGGGCTGGAAACGATCGCTGAGGGTGTCATGGCCGGCGAGTGGGATGCCACGAAGGAGGAGTCCGACGAGTGGGCACGCAGCCCCGAAGGTCAGGCCGCCTTTCAGGAGTTGGTTAACTCCAGACCCAATCGGGCCGAACGTCGGCACCCGAAGCCATGACCCCTGACGGCGAATATGCAGGCACCCCAGAGGAAGCCTGGGCCGTCATCGCTGCCTTTCTCAAGCTGCTCTGGCAAGCGATCTGCGCCTACGTGGATTACCTGACCGAGGCTTTGGCACTGTGACCCCGAACGCCGACACTGGGCGCGTTATCGCGTACGTCAACTGCCCCGTCTGCTGCGGCTATCGGCGCAAGCTGCGCCTAGTGCGAGGGCGGCCTATCGCATCCCTGATCCGCGCCGAGTACAAGGCCCACCTGGTATCCCATATCGACAGGTCGGAGCCATGACCCCTAACGCCGACTCTGGGCGCGATATGCGGGTGGCGCTAGATATCGCCGTCTGGCTCGCAGACGGGCGGGACGCACCCGATGACCAGCTACTTGTCCGCGCCCTCGACCTGATCAGCTTCCTGCGGCGGGCTGGCTTTGAGATATCCCCCTAACGACAGGTCGGAGCCATGACCCCGAACGCCGACTACGTGACATTCCCTAGAACGGCTCTGTTCGAGTTCTTCGGGTCGCTCCTACCGAGCGACGTTGATTGTGCGCCCATCGCTGAGCGAATCATCAAGTGGGTGGAGTCGCACGACCTGACGGGAGCCGTTATCGAAGTGCCCCCTAACGACAGTTCGGGGACGCGCCCGTGACGGCCACGTCCGGGGCGTGGGATCCCTCCGACCGCCCGTGCTATTTCATCGTCGGGCCCGGCCCCGACATCATCGACGCCGTGGTGCCCGCCGTGCGCCACGTGCTCATCGCCGTCAACGTCGCCGCCCGCCCCGAGTTCGCCCCGTTCATGGAGTCGCTGCTCGACCGGGGCGTGCGGGTGCTGCTCGACTCCGGCGTCTACTCGCTGGCCGCCGAGCACGCCCGCCCGGCACGGGCTCGAGCTGCCCGTCGCCCTCTCGCTGGCGCCCGAATCGGTCGACGGGTGGGGACAGCTGTGGGACGACTACTTGCGCCTGGCCCGCACCTGGGGGGACCGGGTGTGGGGCACCATC